TTAAATTATTACCAGGAAGTCCAGAATCGGGTGTAATGTCTGTAAATCCTTTTAAAGAAGTATTTGATCCAATTGTCAGTAACGGTGCAATGAATGTTAGAATACTTGAAGAAGCACGAGTAGCTAGAGACGGTGAAAAAGCATTAGGTGGCTCAGTAAGTGCTAATAGAGCATATAGAGTTGGAGAGTCAGGCGAAGAAACGTTTGTTCCTGGTATGGATGGTGCAATTATTCCTAACATGAAAAATATGTTAAACAGGTTGCCAGAAATTACATCAAGACTCCAAGAAGATATGTCGCAATTTGGAGCACCATTGTCGCAAGCTGCAAGGAGTGCAGCAGCAATGGGAGGCATGAGCAGTGACGACATTGGTGCATTAGTGCAACACGCTCAACTCACTAACGAGCTTTTATCGCGACTAGTTGGGGTAAATACTGCACAAGTACGTGTAAACGAAAAACAATTGCGAAGTACTAGAAGCGCAGGCAATTTAATGAACGGAATAGGTAGAGCATGAGTTGGAAAAAATATTTTACACCAGTGCAAACTGGAGATAATCCAAACGGAAGTTATGGACCTATAAGTGGTTCTAGTTCTGCTGGACGTCCGGGACCTGCACGTTCTAACTACAGCTCATATCTTCCAGATGTGTATGTAGGTAGTCCAAACAGAGTTGAACGTTACGGACAATACAACACTATGGATATGGACAGCGAAGTTAATGCTGCTCTTGACATCCTTGCTGAATTTTGTACGCAAAAGAATAAACAAAACGGTACTAATTTTAAATTTGCATTTAACAAGCCTGCAACTAATAACGAAATTAATATTTTAGGTCAGTACCTAAAGCAGTGGTGTAAACTAAATCAGTTTGAAACAAGAATGTTTAGAACATTCCGTAATGTATTCAAGTACGGCGATGCAATCTTTTTAAGAGATCCTGAAACTAAAAAACTATTTCACGTTGATCCTGCAAAGCTAACACGTATCATTGTAAACGAAAGTGAAGGCAAAGTACCTGAACAATATATTATTAAAGATGTAAACTTTAACTTTGCTGACATGGTTGCTACTACTCCTTATATTACTAACGGTAATATAACTGGAGGCGGTGGAACAGGCGGCGGCTATTTCTCAGGCGGTGCTAGAGGAATGACAGGCAGTGCGCCTGTTCAAAATGGATCACGCTTTCAAGTTAATGATGGCGAAGTTGCTATTGATGCACAACACGTATTGCATTTAAGTTTAAGCGAAGGTTTAGACAACAATTATCCGTTTGGTAACAGTTTACTTGAAACTATCTTTAAAGTATTCAAACAAAAGGAGTTATTAGAAGATGCGATTATCATCTATCGTGTACAACGTGCTCCTGAAAGACGAGTATTCTACGTTGATGTAGGCAACATGCCAAGTCACCTTGCTATGCAGTTTGTTGAGCGAGTAAAAACTGAAATACACCAAAGACGTATTCCTAGTGCTACTGGTGGCGGAACTAATGTTATAGACAGTAGTTACAACCCACTAAGCATTAACGAAGATTACTTCTTCCCACAAACAGCAGAAGGTAGAGGATCAAAAGTTGAAACACTGCCAGGCGGTACAAACCTTGGTGAGATTGACGACTTACGTTATTTCACTAACAAACTCGTCCGCGGTTTACGTATACCTTCTAGCTATTTGCCAACTGGTGCTGATGATTCTTCTAGCAGCTACAACGACGGTCGTGTTGGCACAGCATACATTCAAGAACTACGTTTCAATACTTACTGTGAACGTTTACAAGGTTTAGTTGTAGAAGAATTTAATCAAGAGTTTAAGCGTTACTTACTTGAAAAAGGTGTAAACATTGATACTGCAATGTTTGATCTTGAATTTGAAACTCCGCAAAACTTTGCAGCATATCGTCAATCAGAACTTGACAATGCTCGTGTACCAACATTTACACAAATGAGTGCTATACCTTATATTTCAAATCGCTTTGCTATGATGCGCTTCTTAGGCATGAGTGAAGAAGAAGTTGCAGAAAATGAACGTCTATGGAAAGAAGAAAACGACGAAAACATTACTGCTAACGGTGAAGACGCAAGCGCAGAAATGCGCACAGCTGGTATTAGTAGCGCAGGCATTAGTGCAGACATTGACGGCGCCGAAGATATTTTACCAGACGAAGGCGAGCCTGAAGTAGGCGGAGAAGCAGCACCACCAGAGACTGCTACAGGAGCAGCACCAGGAGCAGCACCGGCGGGCGGAGCAGCAACGGCACAAACGATATAAATACAATATGATATTACGTGAGCTATTTTACTTTGACAAAGAAACAATCGAACCTACTGAGGATGATCGATATGATCCTCAGTACGACGACAGTATTGTTAAAATGAACGACACTCGTAAAACACGTCTTACCCTACGCCAAATAAACCGTGCAAGGAAAGCAAGTGAGCTACATACAAAAGAGAAAGCTGGTGAATTAGATTTCGTTAGACAAATGTATGGAATAGCAGCACAAGCAGCCGCTGCCGGAGTGTAATGGCAAAGATAGATAAAACTCAATATACAAAAGATCAATACAAAGCATTAAAAGCTGCTGCAAAAGCAGAAAAAGCTGCCTCAAAAATTGTATCATCTATTCCTATACAGGAACACCTTCGATTAAAAACTCCAATTTCTTTTGTGTTAGGTAATGGCACAAGTAGAGATGGGATAGATCCTATCGCTCTGCAGAAACTAGGAAAAGTGTACGGATGTAATGCATTGTATAGAAGTTTCTCGCCTGATTATCTAATTGCCGTTGATACAAAAATGATTGTAGAAATTAATAAAGCAGGATATCAAAAGACTAATCAAGTATGGACAAATCCAAATAAACTTTATTCATCGATGGAAGGATTTAATTTCTTTCAACCTAGTAAAGGATGGAGCAGCGGTCCTACCGCATTATGGTTAGCAAGTCAACACAACTACACAACAATATACATTTTAGGGTTTGATTACAAAGGTAATAACAGC